ACATACTAAATATTGTGGTCTGGGTATCGGAATACACCTAATTATTTGATATAATAATGGGGTAGGGGGAAGTACGCCCAATTTACTCCCTCTATCCTCCTTTGTAAGGCCCATTTCGGTGGGCCTTTTTTTATACCTAAATATAGGAATCAATCATGGCAGGCAAATGTAAATCAAAAGGCAGAAAAGGCTACGGAAAGAAAGGGAAGTAATAATGACTCCAGAAGAACAAGCTTATTTATTATCTATCATGGGTAATGATGCAGATGCTGGCATATTCAATGATCCAGAATACCAGTTCAGAAATATGAGAACACCTAACTCTGTTGTAGACCCTAAGACTGGACAATACTTAGGCGAGTATGAAATGATGCCACAAAGTTTATTAGGTGCTAATCCTGCAAGTGCTCCTGCAATACAAGGAAGTATGCCAACGATTCCTGGCCAAGACATGAGAATGATTGAACAAAACATGGTTAACAGTGGTAACCAAATCATTGATCAAAGCAGATTAAATCTAGGTGCGTTACTTAGAAGACTTGGAATGCAGTAATGTCACTATATGAAAACATCCACAAAAAAAGAGCTAGAATCAAAAAAGGCAGTGCAGAAACCATGCGAAAAAAGGGAGACCCAAAAAGACCAACAGCTAAAGCCTTCAAAAAAGCAGCCAAAACAGCTAAAGTACGCAGACCTGCTAAAAAGCGTGGGTGATTGTGTTTAGTAACTGGTCATGTCATTGGTATCTCGGTTTCAATCTCGGTTTCGAGATATATGAGGGTGAGATCAAGTCAGAAGGGTTAACATATCCAGTTGAATATTTACTTATCAACATAGGCCCATTAAGAATACAGAAGGGTGAATACATCTAATGGCTATCAGCAAGTCTAAGAAGTCTGGAAATTACAGATCAGTCAAACAAGGTGCTGGTATGACTAAGAAGGGTGTAGCTGCATACAAAAAGAAAAACCCAGGAAGTAAGCTAAAGACTGCGGTTACAGGTAAAGTAAAAGCAGGATCCAAGGATGCAAAGAGAAGGAAATCATTCTGTGCTAGATCAGCAGGTTGGACAGGTGAAAGAGGTAAGGCTGCAAGGAAAAGATGGAAGTGTTAGAAGACAGTCCATGTAATGGTATTTGCCGTATGGAGAAAGTTAATGGACAATATAGATGTGAGTCTTGTTATAGAGACTACGATGACTTAGCTCAGTGGTTATATATGACTAAGGAAGATAGATTAGAAAGAATGGAACAACTTAAACAAGTAATGACCCATAATGGAGTTACAAATGGCAACAAGAAAAAACTTAAAACAAACACTAAAAACTAGAGAAAAGATTCAGACAAGTCAGCTTATAAATCGCCTGCAAAATCATGCACTTAGCGAAGAAATAAATGAACTTAAGCCAAGTCAATTAAAAGCGATTGAGATACTATTGAAGAAGTCTTTACCTGACTTACAGTCTACTGAAATCACAGGTGATTCTGATGCTCCAGTTTCATTAAATGTAATTACTGGTATCAAGCCTAAATCAAATGACTGATCTAGCATTAGAGCATGAAGACTTTGAGGAAGAAGATGAAGCGGTTGATATTGGATATGAGCCAAGAGATCCACAATTGCTTATTCATCAAGCTGTAGAAGACAATCGTTTTAATGTAGTTGTTGCTCATCGTAGGATGGGTAAGACAGTTTCAGCTATAAATCAGTTAATACATAGTGCAATAGAAATGAATGATAAGACTAATCCTAGATTTGCTTACATTGCACCAACATACAATCAAGCTAAACGAGTTGCATGGGATTATTTATTAGAATACACAAGGCCGTTAGATGCTAAAGCTAACATTGCAGAGCTAAGAGTTGATTTTCATGGTAGACGAATTAACTTATATGGTGCTGATAATGTAGATTCGTTACGAGGTATTTACTTAGATGGTGTAGTAATTGATGAGATTGGTGATGTCAATCCAAACTTATTTACTGAAGTAATAAGACCAGCTCTTGCTGACCGAAAAGGTTGGGCAATGTTTATTGGTACACCTAAAGGTGCTAATCACTTTAAAACATTAAGAGATAAAGCTTCAACTAAAGATGACGGCTGGAACTTATTAGAGTTTAAAGCTAGTGAGACAAAGATATTAGATCAAGAAGAGCTTGATGCTGCATTTAAAGCTATGGGTGAGTCAAAGTTCTTACAAGAGTTTGAATGTAGCTTCGCAGCTCCAGTTGAAGGTGCTTATTACGGTAGCTTGATCAATGATCTATATACAAAAGGTCAAGTGACTGATGTTCCTACTGATGGTATAGCAAAGACATTTACAGCTTGGGATTTAGGTATGGGTGATTCTACTGCTATTTGGGTAGCTCAAGTTGTAGGTAAAGAAATTAGATTGATTGATTTCATGGAAAATCATGGAGTTGGATTAGATCATTACATTAAATGGATAAGGGATAACGGCTACGCTACTGCTGAACATCTTTTGCCACATGATGTACAAGTTCGTGAACTAGGAACTGGTAAGTCTCGTAAAGAGATGATAGAAGAGTCAGGTCTTCCAGTGACTGTTGTAGCAAAGTTAGGTGTCGATGATGGTATTCAAGCAGTAAGAAGAATGTTACCTAGATGCTGGTTCGATATAAAAACAAAACAAGGCTTAGATGCTCTACAAAACTATCGTAGAACTTACGATGATAAAAGAGATGTATTCTTTGATAAGCCTATACACGATTGGTGTTCCCATGCTTCTGATGCTTTTAGATACCTTGCAGTTGGGTTAGATGAAGGCACAAGTGATTGGAATAAACCACTAGACATAAACAATTCATGGGTAGTTTAAATGGCAGATGACAATAAATTAAAGAGTATTCTGGATGCAGAGATCGATGATGCTATCGGTTATCTAGAGACAGAGACTACTGACGAAAGACAGCAAGCCTTAGAGTATTATAATAGAGATGCTTATGGCAATGAAGTTGAAGGCAAATCTCAGATAGTAACTGGAGAGGTCGCTGAAGTTATCGATGGTGCCCTACCTCAGTTGATGAGAGTATTCACCAGTTCTGACGATGCTGTTGTATTCGAGCCAGTAAACCAAGGTGATGAAGAAGCTGCTGAACAAGCTACTACTTATGTGAATCATATATTCTATAAAGACAATAACGGTTTCGAGATTATGCATGACTGGATGAAGGATGCACTTCTTCAAAAGGTTGGTGTTGTTAAAGCATACTGGGAAGATAAGACAGATGTTAATGTTGAGAAGTATTATGGCCTAAGTGATGACGAGTTGGCTATGATTGCTCAAGACGAAGAAGTTGATATTGTAAGCCAAGATTCTACTATTGTTCAAGAAGCTCAGCTTGATCCAATGACTGGCATGGAAGTATCACCAGTTATATCAATGCATGATGTTAAGCTTAAGCGTTCTGTTGACAAAGGCAAAGTGGTTGTAGAGAATGTACCACCAGAAGAGTTCTTAATATCTAAGCGTGCTAGAACTATTGCTGACGCTCCATTTGTAGCTCATCGTAAGATGGTGACTCGTGGTGAATTAATTGCTATGGGTTATGACGAAGAGGTAGTAGAAAAGTTACCTACAGGTGATGCACTAGAGTTTAGCCCAGAAAGAATAGCTAGATACTCCAGAGGTGAACAACCTACCGATATGGATTCAGATGATGAGTCAATGCAGTTGGTTGAATACTTTGAGTGCTATATTCAAGTAGATATGGATGATGATGATATTGCTGAGCTCAGAAGAGTTTGTTATGCAGGCAATGAGATCTTACATAACGAAGAGTGCGACTATGTTCCATTCCATTCTATCTGCCCAATTCCAATACCTCATAAATTCTTTGGTCATTCATTAGCAGATCGTGCTATGGACTTACAGTTAATCAAGTCCACTATTACTAGACAGATGCTAGACAACTTATACCTAACTAACAACTATCGTGTTGGTGCAGTAGAAGGCCAAGTAAACCTAGATGACCTACTAACATCGACAGCAGGTGGCGTAGTAAGAATGAAGAACCCGAATGCTATTGTGCCAATGACAGTACAAAGTAATGCAGCTCAATCATTCCCAATGTTGCAATACCTAGACGAAGTACAATCTAAGCGTTCAGGTGTATCAGATGCTCAACAAGGTTTAAACCCTGATGTATTACAAAATGTAACGGCTACTGCGGTTAATGCAATGCAGTCTGCATCACAAGGTAAGCTAGAGTTAATAGCTCGTATCTTTGCTGACACAGGCGTATCAAGCTTATTCAAAGGTATACTACAGTTAGTATGTAAGTACCAACAAAAAGAACGCATCATTCGTGTTAACAACAAGTATGTTCCATTTGATCCTAGAGAGTGGAGTAGTGAATACAACATCACAGTTAATGTTGGTTTAGGTACTGGATCTAAGCAAGAGCAGTTGGCTACTATGCAAATGATCTTAGACAAGCAAGAGCAAATCATTACTCAGTACGGCCTATCTAACCCTCTAGTAAACTTAAAACAATACAGAGATACATTAGCTAGATTTGTTCAGATGGCTGGATTCAAAGATGATAGTCAATTCTTAATGGAAGTTACTGACGAACAGTCACAACAGTTAGCTCAGCAACAAGCACAAAATGCTGCTCAGAATCCACAAACTGCAGCTGCTCAAATGTTGGCAGAAGTTGAAAGAGAAAAAGCACAGCTTAAAGCTCAAACAGATCAAGCTAAACTTCAGTTAGATCGTGAGCAAATGCAGTTAGAGGCTCAACAAAAAGAACTAGAGTTGCAACAGCAAGAAGTAAAACAAACAACAGACCTTGCATTAAAAGAATTACAGATTAGACTTTCTGCTGAACAATCAGACAATAAAAATAAGACTGACCAAGCTAAGATGATTATGGATGCATTAGAAAAAATTGATCGTATCAACAGAGGTGTAGAGTAATGTTACTTAACTTTTCTAGACCACAATTAGCACCTAACATTGTAGCTTCACCTAAAAGCAATGTTGATGTTAATTCTGTATTAGGACTTACTCCTAGCCAATACTCTGGTCTACAGTCTGTAGGTGATACAGGTTACTTTTATGGTAACAATCGTATGTATGAGCCATATACTGTTACATCAACACCTCATAGCTATTATTTTGGCGGTATGGGTTATGGTGGTGGTTCTAATCGTGCAGCAGGTACTATCAATGTAAATGACCAAGCATTCAGACCTATCGATACA